AGAATAAATCTGGATCTTCCGCAGCGAATGATATGCTATACTCGCCAGTTTCCCCAGCAAGGTTTTGCATAACAAGCTGTGCATCTGTGAACCTCTTACGATCCATTGTCCTAAAGTCATACCCACGGGTCGTTAATATCGAGTTAATCGTAGGAGTTACAACTAAATTACTTGTGTTTGATACACTTAAACGATCAATAGAGCTATCTACGGCCTCAAGTTGGTGTAATCCACCGTTAGCGGTAACTGCATAGATGTTATTACGAACATCAGCACTACCAATTACGAAATTTTTAATAAGAAAGTTGGAATCACCAAATGTATCCAATGATTCCCAGCCTTTATTTAGGAAGTTAAACACCAAAACCGAGTTGTTGCCACGTGCATCTCCGATGCCTGGTGCAGAATCTAGTGGAACTGCAAGGTAATAACGGTTGTTATACAAAACACCGACCGCTTTATCGGCGTAATCCTTATTAATACGGTCGATATATGGCTGAATGTTCTTGGAAATAGGCTCATCTGCACCACGAAGGTTGTAATCATTCAAGAACTCAACAGCATATACCCCATCATCCGACAGGAACATGACCGTATTACCACGCGACACGATGGTTTTGCGAGATAAGCAACCAACTTCCGATGTTAATTCTGTAACTCTGGTATCGAGCAGGCTTCCAGTGGTTCCTGTGATCAAATGCAGGCTATTGCGGTTGAATATAATCAACCTATCTTCATAGAAGCCGTGCATACCAACCAAATAATCTGCCGTTCCTCCGCTGATACGGAATTGGTTTTCAATCTGGTCAAAAGTTGTGGTGTCTAAAATATCCGATACGGCTATTTCATCAGTAATCTTTGTGCTGGTATATTCTGGTGCATTATACGTTCCTGATAAACTGTAATAATGCGGAACCCATAGCCTGCGTTGGAAATAAACTCCCCAAGGTGCGCCTGGCTGGTGAATAAAACCACCACCTACGCTAAATCTACCACCAAATTCAAAGGCATCACTGGCTGAAGTTGCGTAATCACCAATCGGAGCATACCAGTTAATCGTGGTTGTGGTGGCCGCTGTGACATAATACTCATTGCCAACCATTCCAGACAGCTCTGCCGTAGCCGATTCACGAACTACAATAACATCTCCAGCCCTAATTGTTGTGTTTCCAACTGCACTTACATCTGCGGTAACAAGTCCAGAAACAACGTCAACATCTTTAGCTTGGATGTTAAAGGTCTGTGGCTGAGTATATGTGCCACCAGGCGATAGGGTAAAACCATCAGTCATGGTAGCTGCCGTCACACCAAAGGTTACGGTTTGGCTGGTTGTGAAGGTATAAGCAAAAGTATCTTGGGTAGGAGCTGGGCTTGCAAGCACAGTAAATGTGCCGTTAGCTGGCGTTCCACCTGTAAGCCCTGCGATTGTAACCGTAGCACCCGCAAGTAACCCGTGATCTTTCACATTCATGGTTACTGTTGTTGTTCCTGATTGCGATGCCGAGACGACAGGCCTGCCATTAGGAAACCATTCAAATGCCTGCTGCCCATCGCGGAACAACATCACCTTGTCAAACACCTGAATTATTTCGGTGTCAGCTCCAAGAGCTTGTCCAATCGGATAAGGAATATCAGTAGATGAAAGATAGCCATTTGCATCCCTATTGTTTTCATCTAAATCAATTTTCTTGGCTAGAGTATCCAAGGCAATAATCACATACTCTTTGTTGCCAGTATTAGGGTCACTAAATAAACAAGATGCTCTTACGTTTGCGTTAGCATCATCGTTAATAGGCATCTGGGACAATGTGCCAGTTCCAGAAACAGCCGTTACCCCAGTTACAGGGAAGCTCATATTGTTGGCATCGACATAGGTCAAAACAACAGCACCATTGGAGTCAGTGCCAGTAAATGACAATCCAGAAACAACAGCGTAGCCGCTTGATCCAGCATCAAAACCGTGTGCAGTAATGGTAATTGTAACTACGTTGGCTGCATAAGATGCGGCAGTAATTGCTTTGGTTGTTGCGGTAATCACTCTTGTAAGCGATGGCGTTCCAGCATCAACTGTATAAGGGCCAACCCCACCCGCTAAAGGGTATGTAATGCTGGTTCCACTTGCAGTAGTAGCCGTGAACACTCCGTTTGGATCTGAGCCTGCCGTATAACCAATTCCTTGGATGTTCAACGTAGATCCATTGGTCAACCCGTGGCTGGATTGCGTAGTCAAAGTAACCACTCCAGATGTTACCGAGGCAGCAGTTATCCTTACGCTCATACCAACCAGGTAGAACGGAAGCTGCAATGGCGTTCCGCCAGTAGTAAATGCCCCTGTTTTCTCTACGATACCCTTACGAGGCTTCCAATACCCCTCCATGCGTCCGTTCAAAGACTCCCTTACCTCACCCGCCTGAAGCTGGTTTAACTGCAAACGCTGGTTAATACCAACAAAACCAGTATCGCCATCAATTAACGATTGGTCATCAAGCCCACCATATGAACGGTAAGATGCCACGGTTTATTGATCGTAAGCAATGCAAGTTCCGCTGGTTACAGTTACGGCAGTAAAGTTACCACCGATGCCTGTGCCTGCAAGATGGGTAATGGTTTGAAGGTCTGCAATGTTGGTAAGATTACCCTGAAGCGTTGACAACACGGTATCTTCGATGAACTGAATCCAACGATAGTTTTTACCAGTCTGTGCGCCTTCGCCAGAATTAAGGACGTGGCCACCATTGCCACCATGTAGAAGAAAAGCTGTTGCGCTCATAAGTTTTACAATTTAAAACCAGCACCATTGCCAGTCGCTATTTGAATCTTTAGCGAACTAACCTAATCTTGTCAATACCTTATTATTTTACTAAGGATTATTTAGCGTGTATTTGTCCTTCTTAAAATGACAGCGTTCGCCTACATTGTAAAGATGTCAGCGTTCGCCAACATAAATGTTCAGCTTTCCTGCACATCCAATATGGATGTTTTAACGCCCATCTGTGCTAGATCCTTTGCCAATTAGTCTCTCAATGTCGCAGCGTAAGCAGTTGCCTTGCAGATATACTCCATTGCAGACACAAGGGAATTTATCCCGCCATTTGTGAAACGCTTTGCAGTTGTCTCTAAGTTCATCACGCTCCTTGACCAATGAGTTGATGCGATATAAAAGCAGGCTGTTTGCCTCTGATTCGCTATCTTCAGCCATGAGCATACCGAAGTTTTCTAGGTCACTCATCGCTCCCTCCTTCCCACTTACAGATTGTGCGTAGATATGCTTCTGCTCGCTGGGCTGCGGTTGCTGTAATCGTAGGTGTCTCACATCCGCAAACATCAAGCAAAGAATCTACATAGTTTAGCCACTGCATACCTTTTAATTTTTTCTCAACATTATGAATCGCGTTAAGGCAGTTACAGTAGTCGGGCAGATCGGTGACAAATACATAATTAGAAGGATCGTGGTCACCGTCATGTAGATAGATGCCAACACTCTCAGCAATGGCGATTCGTTGTGATTTAGGACTCATCGCTCTCTCCTTTCACGGCTGCAAGTGCTTCATCTACTATCTCGTCAATCCTGTCCAGTTCATCAAAGGCATCCACAGCGACTAATCCTACTCTTTGTATTTTACGCAAAGCCTCCGCCAGCCTGTCCCGCTGCTCGATTGCTTGGTCGTATTCCTCTTTGCGTATCGCGTCACAATCGGCGCAGATCAATGTCTCTTGCCGAAATGCCTCGTTGTATCTCAGTAACTCGTCCCGTTGCTGCATAACTTCTATTAGGCTACTAACCTCCACAACTTTAATATGCGGTGCGAAATTGGCAGCAAAGCGGATGTCTGGTTTATACCCAGCAGGTATTCCACAATTGCAAGGGATGTTGCTGCAATCTGGGCAGGTGTCGGTAGGCTCCTCGTATGGAACCATGATCTTCTTTTGTCTTTCGTTCATAATTTATCGGTCATTTGATGTGGTTTATCGGTCGTAGTTTTGGTTATTTAGTAAGTTTACCATAAGTTACCATAGTTTACTCACCCACGATCCTCGTCCTCAACGATCAGCTTAGCTAGGTCACGGCTATTCTTAATTGGATTTACCACTTCATCGAAACCTCCCTTCATCTTTGCTGCTCCACAATCGTTGTCGTAGATATACCACTCCAGCCATTCTTGTTGCTCAACATAATCCATCAGCACATCAAATGACTTCCATATCGCCGTGTGCAGTTTGCCATCCATATCCAGGCAACCAGCATCATGCGCAACATCACAGGCTGCACTTAACTCCTTATAGTTCCCCACGATCTTATCAATCTTGGCCGTCCATTGCTTAATACGTTCTTGCTTATTCATAATTGTCTTTTTGCTTATTGGTCGTCTATACATTTTATGGGTGTAGGTAGTCACCTTCTTGCCAATCTCGGTAGCAGGTAACCATCTCTGAGAGATTCCCCAAAACTCATCGCCATCCATCACAAGCTCCCCATCGTTTAACTGGCGGTATTCACTCACAGGTGTTGGCGTATTCTTATTAGGACTAATTCTGTCCACTTCTTCTTTCGCCAGCACACCATCCAAGTAAGCAGCAATCGCTACACCCCGATCATACGCCTTCATCCAGCTATTCTTCAAATGCCCAAAATCCCTTGGCTCAGTCACAGTAGTTACCTCCCCACAAATCCCACACGTATCATC